ACTGGCGGCAAAGACGTTGTCATGCACAATGGAATTTTCTGCAGTTGCGCCTAAACTAAAAGCAGATGATGGCATGTCAAAGTTGTTCTCGCCAATGTAGTCAGTTAAGTATCGCCGGGAAGGTAAAGTGGCATCCCTAGGCTTCGAATATCCGAAAGCGCTGGCGACACCACCAGCCAATCTCATTGCCCAACCAAGAGAGCCAGCTAACTTGGAAAGCAAAGGAGGACCCCGCGCGCCTTGCAAAACACTACCACCGGTTGTCAGCGCCGATGACAACATACCGCCGGTGGAGGACTCCCTCGCGACGACAGATGGGAAATTTGGTGTTTTGGTTTGACGATCAGCACCAGACTGAGGAGCTATCGTACTTTCAGTCATAGGCAATGCACCAATAAGCTCCAAATCCTCCAAGTGAAGCAACAGCTTGTATGTCGGAGCTCCACTATTGGCAAGCGGTGCTGTGGGTATAATCTGGTTAAAACCCATAACGCCCATGCGTTTGCAATAAATGGAACTACCCAACAGCAAGTAATCACGGTAATTTAGAAATGGAACCTTCAATTGGGCCATCGTATTCTCAGAAATGTCCAACCTCACGTGCGGCAACTGTGTGCACGAGAACGGAGAAGTGGCACGACAAAACTGATCGTAATCACCCTTAGCTGCATCATATTGAAAGGACAAGGCAACCACGCCTTGGTGGAAAGGATTGGCGGAAACCATGAGCGTAAACACGGCAGTGAAACGAATGCCATAAACTCCCGCTAAACGCTCCTTAAAACTAGGAAACCAAATCAGCAACTTGTCTATTGTTAGGTCCACTCCATTGATGGCTACTGTCACACCTTCCAAAGAGCCAGTAGTTATTACGCGTGGACGCCTAAAATACTCCTTGAGATCTTGAGCTTCCTCCGTAGGCGTCTCAAACGCTACAGTGGGCAACACAAGTGTGTCAGCACATTGGGCTGCGTCCTGCACAAAAGAGGTAACGCCTGTAGTCTCAACGGTATCGGGCACCGTCAAACCCTGAATCTCGGAACATTCCGATAAATTTTGTTGTGGATCAGTTGTAGCGTGCTTAGGTACAATAGACATGGCGCACACCATGTTCTAAGGTGCGGTTACTCTCTGACTCAGTCTGAGTAGTAAGGTAAAAACCAAGGGTGTAATCCTGACA